AAATGATCGAAGCAGAAGTGCGGGGGTTGTTCAAGAACAGCAATGGCCAAACCAACACTGTCCCAGTGGCGATTGGAAAGCAGGTGGTTATGTCTGGACCACGTTACCGATCCGGTAACATAAATGGAGTGATGACAATCACCCATCGTGAATACCTAGGTGAAGTAGCTGGATCTACGACATTCGCCGCCACCAGTTATCCAATCAATCCTGGCCTAGGATCTTCATTCCCGTGGCTATCTGGTATTGCCAATAGTTACGAGAAGTATCGCATCAAATCAATGACCTACGAGTATGTGAACATTGCCGCAACTAGCGAGCGAGGTCGCATAACCTTGGCTATTGATTATGATGTGTTGGATGTTGTTCCCACCAACAAGGTTGACTTGTTTCAACTTGCTGGAGCATCCGAAGGTCCTATCTGGGAGCCACTCAAAATATCTGTTAAACCGAGTAGTGTCTTGTACACTCGAAACGGAACGTTGTCAAATGTCGATCTTAAGACTTATGATGCTGGACGGTTTATCGCCGCAATCAGTAATTCAAATGACACTTCCATCAAAGGTGAGCTGTTCGTAACCTACGAGATTGAACTCCAACTACCGCAACCGGCTAAATGCCCTGGTTCGCAGATAGCTGGGACTATTGCCTCGTGGAATGGAGCAACGCCGTTCCTTAATTGTACTACGACTGGTCCGTTATCTGGATTTTCGAACACTAGTACAACTCTGTCGTTTGCTATGCCTGGTACTTACCACATATCATTCATTGTCACGGGGACCGGAACGACGGCGGCACCAACACTAACCGCTAGTGGTGGTGGCGAGCTTACCTATGGAACGTTCAGTGGGGGGTACGGCGTATACGTCTCATACTTCACATCAACGGTGCCAGATGCAACGTTACAGTACAATGTCGCTGCAACGTTAACTAACGCCACGGTGCGAGTATTGGTCAGCCACTACAACAACTACACACAGTAGTATTTGAACTTCCTTATTTGTACAACAGATTTAATAAAACCATAAAAATGTTAATTTTACAATGCATTACTATCGATGGCCTTCGAGGTGTCAGTAGCTCTCAGAGTGTGGGTTGGTTCCCCCTTTAGTAATGTGTCGTGATGTCTAGTCCGTGTGATGTCTGTTGTTTTATGTTGTATGTTAAGTCCAGGATTCCGTGGGAAGTCACGGTGGTGCTATGGCG